AGCTACCACATATGCAGATACTGGGTTAACTGCGTCTATTACGCCATCAAGTGCAACAAGCAAAATTCTTGTAGTTGTTCATCAAGCAGACCCATATAAATCGGCGACAAATACAGGTACTGGAATTAACATTAAATTAGTTCGTGGTGCAACAGATATAGTGACATTTGGTATTGCAAACTGTTATACAGGAACAGCCATGCAAAACAACGGTACAACTATTAGTACATCTTTTTTAGATTCTCCAGCCACAACTTCATCTACTACATATAAAACACAGTTTGCAAATTTTACTAGTGCGGCAACAGTTGGTCTACAAGCATCTGGCGCTACGTCAACAATTACCCTTATGGAGATTGCGGCATGAACAAGCACGAAGCAATTTATAAACTCAACCCTAGTGTGGTCACTATCCGTGGTGACGATGCTTTTGACGTTGGCAGCAACCCTGTCCAATATGATGAAGCAACAGTCCAAGCCTACCTTGATGCCCATGCCTACATAGAAAAGCGTGTGGCTGAGTACCCGCCCATAGGTGACCAACTTGATGCGTTGTGGAAAGGCGGGGATGCCGCCGCTGAGATGCTTGCAAAAGTCCAAGCAGTCAAAACAAAATATCCAAAAGGAGCGCCAGCATGATTAAACTGGAACTGCCAATTGACGCTGTAAACATGATCCTTGGGGCTTTGGGGGAACTCCCAGCCAAGACCAATGCAATGGCGCTGATGTTGCTCATCAAAGAGCAGGCCGATCCCCAAGTGCCACCACAAGAGCCAAAGAATGACTGAAATGGAAGATTCAATGGAGACACGTTTATCGGTTCATGAAGCGATATGCGCACAACGCTACGAGCGTATTAACGAGTCACTTGATTCCGGAAAAAAGCGGATGCGGCACATTGAGGTGTTACTCTACATCACTATCGCCGCCGTCCTGCTCGGCCCCGGTGTGGCCGCTGAATTCGTCAAAAAGCTGATAGGCTTGAATTAACGGGAATGAGCGCATGGATTTGTTCGATATGCTATCAAAGGGTTGGCCCATGCTGTTGGCGATCATCACGCTCATCATTGTTCTCTCAAAACTCGATCTGCGCGTCGCTATATTGGAAGAGAAGGTCAAAGTAGCTTTTGATCTGATCAACAAAAAGGTAGAGAAATGATTCCAATCGTCGCGTCACTACTCGGCACTCTGGCCCAGAACGGCCTTGGGCTGTTATCCTCGGCTATTCAAGCAAAAGGCAAGGAAGTCGTGGAAAACGCGCTTGGCGTTAAAATCTCCGACACTCCGAACCCCGAAGAGGTAGCTAAGCTGCGGCAGCTACAATTCGACCACGAGGAGCGGTTGCTCGAACTCGGTATCGAGAAAGCCCGGTTGGAGCAGGAAGAACTCAAAGCGTTGCTGGCGGCACAGGCCAGCCAGGATAACAACGTGACCGATCGCTGGAAGTCCGACATGGCCTCAGATTCTTGGCTGTCCAAGAACATCCGCCCCGGCACGCTGATTTACATCCTGACGGCCTACCTGATCTTTGCTGGCCTGAGCGCCGCAGGCATTCAGGTCCAAGAGTCCTATGTCGCCCTGCTGGGCCAGTGGGGCATGCTGGTCATGACGGCCTATTTTGGTGGCCGCACGGTCGAGAAGGTCATGGAAATGCGCAAAGGAGGTAAGGAATGAGCCTCAGCCAAGAACAAGCCGCGTTCCTCCTCGACGCTTGCAAGCTCATTCAGCACGCCACGGAGCAGGGGTTCGTGGTCACCGGTGGGGAACTGGCTCGCACCCCGGAACAGCAAGCGATCTACGTCAAGACTGGCCGTTCCAAGACCCTAAACTCCATTCACCTCAAGCGCTGCGCGATCGATCTAAACTTCTTCAAGGACGGGCAGATCATCTGGGACAAGGGTATCCTCGCCCCTTTGGGTGTCTACTGGGAGTCTCTTAACTCCAAGAACCGGTGGGGCGGGAATTTCAAGTCACTGGTGGATTGCCCACACTTCGAAAGAAATGTAGGAGCTTGACTCTAGAACGAAATACATGTTAAAATCTGATGCACTGATCCATAGAGGATAACTATATGACTACTGCTGTAGTGATGACTTACGATAGTCTAGTGCTAGACATCCAGCAGTATCTGGAGCGTATTGACGCAGCTACGCTAGCCAAGATCCCGCTCTTCATCATGCTCTGCGAGCAAAAGCTTGCAGCCGACATCAAATTCCTCGGCAACCTCACCGTCAACGCTAGTACGATGACGATAGGGGCCAGCATTATCGACAAACCGGCCCGGTGGCGCAAGACCGTGTCCATGAATATCACCGTAGCCGGGGAGCGCCAGCCGGTGCTACTGCGCAAGTACGAGTACCTTCGTGAGTATTGGCCCAATGCCACCACCACGGAAGTTCCGAGGTATTACTGCGACTACGACTACACCCACTGGCTCGTGGCCCCCACTCCGGCGCTGGCTTACGATTTTGAGGTGCTGTACTACGAGCGTGCCCAGCCGCTGGATTCGAGTAACCAGACCAACTGGTTCACCCAATATTCACCTCAAGCCATGCTCTACGGCTCGCTCCTCCAGGCTATGCCCTATCTTAAAAATGACGCCCGACTCCCGATGTGGAAAGCCGAGTACGACGAGATCGTGCGAGTGCTTAAGGGCGAGGATCTCACCCGTATTGGTGACCGACAAGCAACGGTACTTGATTCATGAGTTACAATTCCCCCTTTACTGGTAACGTCATTCAGCCCACCGACGTTTCCTACCGCCGCATCATCCTGACCACTGACTTGCAGTTGGAGTGGCCCATCAATGGTACTACCGACGACGCCGCTGCCGCTCGCATCATGGAGGTGTCCACCGCTTCCACCGCGCACGAGCTGTGGATGCCACCGGCTAACCAAACATCCGTGGGCCAAGACGCACTGATTCGCAACGTCGGCGCTGTCGCTGTAACGGTTAAAGACTACTCCGGTGCGAACACTATTGTAACGGTCGCTGCGGGGGAAGCCCAGTACATCTACGTTATCACCAATGCTACCACCGCCGGTACTTGGGGTATTATCGCCTTTGGCATCGGTTCCTCCGGTGCGGATGCTGCAACGCTAGCTGGCTATGGTCTAGTCGCCATTGGGCAGACTCTGAATCAATCGCACCCCGTCACGACTTTTTCATCGGATAGGGCGGCGGTGAGCGCTGATCGAGCCGAAACGCTGGTGTGGACCGGTGGTGCGGGTACTTTAACATTGGATGCAGCAGCGACGCTGGGCGAGAATTGGTTTGTATTGGTGCGCAATTCCGGTACTGGTGCGCTGGCAGTCAACACCAACGGGTCGGATCTACTCAATGGTTCACTCACCGTTACTTTCCAAGCTGGTGATTCCGCGATTATCGTCTCCTCGGGCACAGCGTTCTACACGGTGGGACTGGGCAAGAATTCGCAGTTCAACTTCACACAACTCACCAAAGCGGTAACCAGCGGCACGTACACACTAACGTCCGCCGAGGCCACGAACGTCATCCAGAAGTTCACCGGTACATTGACTGGAAACGTGACGATTATCGTACCACAAACCATTCAGGTTTACTATGTACAAAACGCCACTAATGGCACTGCGTCTAACTTTACAGTCACGATTTCTACTGGGGTGTCCGGCGCTTCTACCGCTTCTATCGCGTCGAATCAGCAAGCCACACTGGTCTGCGATTCCGTTAACATCCTTAACGCCAATACCGTTCTTGCGGGTTCTACCTCTATCGGCTTGATTGATGGCACCGTCGCCAGCCCCGCTCTGTACTACGGCAATGAACCCACCACAGGTATGTATCGCGCAGGTTCGGGACAATGGAACGTGGCAATCCTGGGTGTGCTGCGCCTGACGCTCACCGCCACCGGACTGACCTACGCGGGTACTGGAACATTTACCGGCGGTGTTTCCGGGGGCGTCTTCACATGACCGTGAAAGTCTTTGCGCTCGACACCAAACCCGGCATTCAGCGAGATGGAACAGTGTTCGACATGGACTTCTACACTGA